GTTGCCGATCGCGTCGAGACGGGTCGAGTCGGAGTTGATCTGCCTGATCTGCGCCTTCGACGCCTTGCTGAGCGCGTCCGCTGCCGCGCCGCCGCCCGAGACTCCCGCCGCTGCGATCTTGCCGATGTCGCCCGCGTTGAGTCCCTTGGCCTTCAGCGCGCGAAGCTCCCGCGAGAACTTCGCGGCGTCGTTCACGGACCTGTTCGCGGCGTTCACGATCCCGCCCGCCGTGGTGACGCCGAACGGGTTGACGCCCGCCTGCGTGATGTCGAACCCGCCCGTGATCGCCGAGGAGACGGCCGTGATCTCGTCGCGGAACTTCGACTGCACCGCGGCGAGGTTCTTGTTCGCCGTGCTGAGTTTCGTCGTGAGCGTGGTGCGCTCGGCGATGTAGACGTCCATCTGCTTGTTGTCGGCGTGGAGCGCGGCGAGGATCGCGGCACCGCTCTTCGTGCCGCCGACGATCTTGGCGATCGCCTTGTAGAGCGCGGTTTCTGCAGACTGGATTTTCGCGGCGGTCCCGGTGAGGGACTTGACCAGTCGGTCAAACAGTGTGGTGTCGATCGTCGGGACAACCTTCGGCTTGCCCGCGCTGCCGCCACTCGCGAACCCCTGCGTGCCGCCGTTGATCGCATCGAGAAGCGCGCGGTGCTTCGACGCCGCCGCCGCATTGACGACGAACTCGCCGTTGGACAGCATCGCCGGGATCGAGTCTGACGTGCCCGTGCCGGGGCCGGTGATGTACCCGCCCGCCGCGTGCATAGCGCCCTGCATGTCCGACCGCTTCGCGTTGCCCTGCGTGATGTTGATCTGAATGTTCGCGAGGCGCTGCAGTTCGAGCAGCTTTAGCTTCACCGCGGCGATAGCGTCGGCACCCGTGACCGTCAGAGCCTTCGACTGCAACTTGATGTTGTTCAGGTCGAGAAGCTTCTGCGCCAGTTGGTACGCCGCGGACTTCGTCCCGTCGAGCTTTCCGATCTGGGCGAGAAGCGCGGTACCTCCGGCGATGTACGCCCGGTTGGCGCCCTCCTGGCCGTCCTTCGTCTTGCTGATCGCCGTGTACTGCGACTGCAGGGCGCCGATCCACGACTGGATGTTCTGGACGTTCGTCAGGCCCGCCTGAGTCGTCTCGTCGATGCTGCCCTTCGTCGTCTTCAGCGCGGCGACCGTCGTCAGCGCGGCCGATGCGACGGACGTTTCGGCCTGTGACGCGCCAAGCACGCCCGAGAGGGCCGCCATAGTCGTGTTCAGGGCCGCCGCGGCAGCGTTCTCGTTCTGGATCGCCAACGTCGCCGCGTCAACCGGAGGCTTGAGGTTCGTCTGCGCGTCGGCAGTCGACTTGACGCCGTCACTGGCCTGCAGGAACTTCAGCCTCAGCAGTTCGAGCGCGCTGATCGTGTCTGCGGACGGCTTGCCGGTCGCCTTCCATGTGGCGATGAGGTTATTGAACGCGGCGTCGTTGCCCTCGATGCCGTGCGACAGTTGCGAGACGGTGATCCCCGACTTTGCGGCCTTCGTCGCGAAACCGTCCTGCGCGAGAGTCGCCTGCAGGAACTTGTCCTTGACGTCGTTCAGCGGGCCGGTCGCGTTGACGAGTTGCGTGCGGAGGTCGTCGGTCTGCTTGAAGAAGTTGCCGGTGACGTCGCCCTTGTGCGCGAGGCTGTCCAGCGCCGCGCCGAGGCCCACCGTCGCCGCGATAGTCATGCCGATCGGGCCGACCGCGGCACGCATCCCCATCAGGGACTCTTTCGCGTACATGCCCTTCAGCGCGATGCCGTCGAGCGCGCGGGAGCCGACGAGGCCCATCAGCGCGAACGCGGCATCGGCGAGCTTGGCTGCGACCCACAACCCGGCGAGCGCGGCGCCTACCTTGACGATCGCGGGCACGAGCATCGCGACAGTCCCGGCCATCTGGCCCATTGCCGGGACGATCTTCTGCCCGATCTGGATAGCGGCGGCGCCCGCCGAGTCCTCCAGTTGCTTGAACTGGAACGCAGCGGTGTGCGTCGTTGCGGCCCATTCCGAGCCGAAGCTGCCGGCGCCCTTCTTGATCGCCTGAGTCTTCTGGTCGAACCGCTGCAACTGGTCCACGAGGATCGAGATGCCGGGGCCGGCCTTCTTGCCGAACGCGTCGAGCAGGACGGCGCCGGTCCCCGCGCCAGTGACGCCTGCCGTGTTGAGGTGGATCGAGAGATCCTGCAGCGCACGGTTCAGACCGCCGTGCTGCATGTCGATGGAAAGCTGCTTCGCGCTCAGCCCGAGCGCGGCGAGCACCTTCGCGCCGCCAGCAACGGGATGCGCCATCGCGTTGATCGAAACGCGCAGCATCGTCGCCGCGTCCGCGCCGCGAATGTTGTTGTCACCGAACACCGCCAGGGCCGCGCCGACGTCGGTAAGCGTCACGCCGAACTGCTTCGCGACGACGAGAATGCCGGAACCCAGCGCCTCGTTCAACTGGGACAGGCTCATGTCGCCCGCGCCGACGATCACGTTGAGCGCGCCCATCGCGGACTGCATGTCCTGGACGCCCTTGATCCCCGACGCGACGGCAGCGGTGAGCGCGTTCGTCGTCTCTTCGAGGTTCGCGTTGCCGACCGCCGCGCCCTCCGCTGCGATCTTCACCGCGTTGAGCGCCTTCGATCCGCGCAGCCCCGTCGAGTAGACGTGGTAGAGCGAGTTCGCGAGAGCTTCCGGCGCCTGCCCGACCTGGCCCGCCATCGACAGGATCACAGGCGTGAACTTCTTGATCTCGGCTGCGGTCGCGCCAGCCTGCGTCTGCACGAGCATCATCGACTTCTGGAACTCGGCCGTCTTCTTCACGATGTCCGCGACGCCGAACGCGGCGCCGAGCGCGCCGACGCCGAGCGCCATGTGCGCAAGGCTCCTGACGGCGCCCACGCCCGCCTTGTCGATCTTCCCGCCCATCACTTCCGCGCGGGTGCCGACCTTGTCCAGCACGGGCGACGCCCGGTCGATGCCGAGGATCGTGAGCATGACGCTGCGGCTCATTCGATCCCCCTCGGGTACGGTTGCTCAGCCTCTTTGGCTTCGTCGGATTCGGCCTTGCGCAGCGCCATCCACTCGGTGAGTTCACGAGAGGAAATGCGGTCGAGCAGTTCCTCGACGGTGTAGCCGAGGCGTTCGGCTAGCTCGAAGTAGAAGCGCCGCTCTCCGCGGCTGCGGAATTTCCCGCCAACTGCTCCATGTCCTCATTGCTGAGGCCGGAGGCTTTCGCGGCGACGTCGAACACGCGCTCGAGCGCGGCGGCCGACTGGTTGCCCAGCTCCTCGATGTCCGCGTCCGCGAACAGGCGCTTGCCGTCCTCGTCCACGATGCAGCGCCCGACTAGCTTCGCCTGCAAGTTGGACCAGTCGGTGACGGTCTGCCTGCCACGGGTGAGGACGGTCGTCGCGACGTAGTCGGCGCGCTCCTTGCCGGTCATGCCGCGAACGAGGACGGTCCCGCCCCACTCGGGGACGTCGACTTCGACAGCCTCCGGGAGTTTCGCGGCGAGGATCTGGTCACGAGTCAGGTATGGCATTCAGATGCGCCTCTCTATAGCCAGGGCGGTCTCGTCGAGCGCCGCTTGGATAGCTGCCTGCACTTCGGGAAGGTGCTTGTTGGCGGTGTCGTAGAAATAGGGGTGGGCCTCTTGGTCGCCCTGCCCTGTGACCCACTCGCCGAAGATCCGGTGACGCCACGGGCGGCCCGCGACGCCCTCCATGTACGCGGACAGCGACGCGTAGTAGCCCGCCTTCTCCATCACTGCAGCCGACGAAACGAGGCGCACGGAGACGTTCTTGCCGACCGTGCGGATCGAAAGCTTCACGGCCTTCGCGAGCGTGTTGCGCAGTCCCGCGCGGTTCTGCAACCCGGACGACTGACCCTTCGACGGGATCGCGAGCGCAGCGGCTTTCACGTCGGCCTTCATCGGCTCGGCTGCGATCTGAATATTGCGGCGCAGCTTCTTGCGCAAGCCCTGGCCGTACTCGCCTTGGCGCTTCAGGTCTCGCGAGAGGGAACGCAACTGCTCCGCGCCCTCGATCTTGATCTGCATTACGCGGGGACGGTCACGTCTTCGGACGGGGTCGACGTGATCGCGAACTCGTACGTGATCTTCGCCGGGTTGTTGCCGCCGAAGTCCTTCGGCTTCGCCTTCACGCGCACCGGGAAGACGTCCATCTTGCGGCCAGCCGTGTCGCCCTCCGGGAACATGACGATGTAGCCCGTCAGGTCCACGCTGAGCAGCGCCCGGATGTCCGTCGAGTTGTTGGACCGGTAGAACGTCAGCATCGACGCGGCAGCAGTGATGCGGCCGGGAAGCTGCGCCACGAAGCCGGTCGCCATGTCCGGTGCGTCGACAGAGTCGCGGGCGAGGGAGAACCCGGAGATGCCGTCGTCCGGGATCTCACCCGTCAGGTTGGTCCCCGCGTTCAGTTCCGAGCGGGTCGGCGCTGGGACGCTTGCGATGGTGGGCACCCAGTAGACGACGGTGTGCTGCAGATTGATGAACCGCGTGGAGGCGTTCAGGGGTGTAGCGGCCATCAGCCGTTTCCTTTCGGTGCCGGGGCATGAGAACGGCCCCCGCGAGACGCGAGGGCCGGTGGCTTGCTGAGGGTCTAGGCGACCCTGATGACGGCGACCGTCACGGACGTGACGGCGTCGTAGGTGATGTGGGCGAGGCTGTCCGCCGGGTCGTTGTAGATGTCGAGCAGCGGGATACACGACGTCACGCCGGCGGCGACGGTGACGGTGCGGTTAGCGATCACCAGGCCGTCGTACGTGGTCGTGCTCGGGATCGCGAGGGTGACGGTGTGAGACCCGGAGTCGCCGTTCTTCACCAGGAGCGCGACGCCGACGCCGGTAGGCGTCTTGTCGCCGCCGCCCGCCGCTGCGCTGAACGTGACGGCAGCCCCGGCGTGAGCAACGGTCTGTAGGGCGAGAGTCGCCATTTCTTTCTCCTTAGCATTTCGTGAACGCGTCGATGTCGACGGCGAAGACGATCGCCGCTTCAATGCCTTTGGCCATTGCCTGCTGGACGTGGTGCCACTGGCCGATGCGTGCCGACATGACCGTGCCGCCCAGCGTCGTGTTCGCCGCCAGCACTCCCCCGCATGCACCGAACAGGGCGAAGGCGTCGGGCCGGATCGCGGCGAAGTCCCGGCCGCCCGACCGGACGATCACCTTGCATGTGATCGAGTACCGCTCCCGGTCGCTGTCAGCAGTCATGCCCTCGCGGGCGTTCTCGCCGTCGACCGCGTGCATGCCGAGTTCTTCGTCGTCCCATCCGACGAGCACCGCAGACATGCGGCCCGACGCGCTCACTTGCGGCGCGTCGATCACGTCGGACGTCGCGACATGGGCGAACGCCGTGGCGAGCGCGGCCATCGCGTCAGGGACGGTCGATCCCCATGCCATCTCAGCCCACCAGCGGGCGAGGGTGGCCCAAGAGTTCGAGTGCGCGACGGGGAAGGGTGTAGGTGGAGAATCTCGGGTTGTAGTCGCCGTGCGAGTCGACGCCCATCTCGACCGTGCCGACGCCGCGCTGCGTTTCCCATACGTGCTGCAGGGTGATCAGCGCGCCCTGCCGGTAGTTCGCGGGAACGACCGCATAGCCCGCCTCGTAGACCGCCTTGCACTTCCCGGTCGGCATCGGGCCAGCGATCACGTCGACCAGGCCTGAGTCGGGGTCTACGTACATCTTCGTCGGACCCACGTCGTATGTGACGGTGCCGTTGAGGCTCACGAGGGACGTCAGGGAGATGACAGGGACCGACCAGAGGCGGAACGTGTCCCGGCCGCACAGCTTCAAACGCTGCGTGACGGTCCGCTGCGCGATGATCTCGTGCTTGTAGCTCTCGATCGCCCCAGTGATCGCATCGACATAGCCGAGCAGTTCGTCGTCGGCGTCCGTGTCGTCGTCGGCGATCCCGAGAGCCGCTTTCGCCTCGTAAAGCTCGAGGATGCTCAACGGGACTCGATGTCAGGGCGCTTGCCGCGCTCGCGACGGAGAAGCCGCGCGATGATCGCCCGCAGAGCGGCCCGCGTCGGGTCGTAGTCGCGCGAGGCGTCCTCGATCGGGCCGTCTACGCGGTCGTAGTCGCGCATTCGGCCTCCCTTTGGGCTTTGAACAGGTCGTTGGTGAGCAGGTGCGACTTGTGGTGCCCGATTTCGACGCCCGTGTGGACGTGGACGGGGAAGCCGAGTTGGCCGGCGCGGAGGCAGAACGTGATGTCCTCGCCACACGGGCGGTCACCAATCTGCGTCTCCTGAAACCACGGGAACGCCGAGTTGAAGCCCTTGTCGCGCATGGCAACCAGCACCGAGCGGTGAATCAGGACGAACGCGGCGCCCGTTGCCGCGCACTGGACGATCGAATCCGGCTCGAAGTCGTTGACGCGGACGGTCATCGGCTTGCCGTCGATCTCGGCCAGTTGGTAGATGGTGGAGAACAGTTCGCCGCCGCTCGCGCCGAAGCACAGCCCGCCGAGGACGGGCGCGCGCTCCGGTGACGCGACCTGCATCAGCCGTTCCAGCGCGTCGTGCTCCCACGCCATGTCCGCGTCGATGAACATCAGCCAGTCGGCCGTGTACTCGGCGAGGAACTTGGACACGAGGCTGTTGCGTGCCGCCGAGACGTTCGCGCTCGACCACTCGTTGACCAACCCGCCGACGTAGCCGCGCGTGTTCTGGTCGTAGAGCATCATCGCGAGCATCGAAGTGGTGAAGTAGGCGCTGGTTTGGCCGGGGTGAATGAACGCGACCACTACGGACTTGCGGCCGGGTAGCGGCTTGGTCATGTTGGGCTTGCGTCCGTTGCTCACACTCGCGCCCACTTCGCCGCGAACGTCGCTTGGTCCGCGAGGGCCAGCGCTTGTAGCGCCGGGTCGGCCTCGGTCGTCTCGTTCGGATGATGGTGCATGACCGACACCGGGACGGACGTCCAGCCGCCGGCACGCTCAGCCTGGACGTACAGGTCGTTGTCGCCGAACCACCAGCGGAACCGCTCGTCAGGGCGGACGCCGCTCGCAGTGTCGAGCATGAACGCCCATCCGGTCATCGGGATCTGGCCGTCAGGCACTCGCCGGGTCCAGCAGACCGCCGCGCCCGTCTCGTCCAGCTGTTCGCTCATCTGCCGGATCAGCCCCGGCTCGAAAGTCACGTCGTCGTTGAACACGGCCACGTGGCGGGCACCCGCAGCGTCGATGCCGCGGTTCCACCAGCGGTGAATGTTGATCGGGCCACGGTCCGCGACCACTGTCGCGCCGGGGACGAGCATCCGTCTCGGGCCAGTGTTGACGATCACGACCGGGCACTGTGCCGCCGCGACGATCCGCGGGAGGTAGGGGCGGTCACCACGAGTAGGGACGGTAAGGGCGTAGTCGGTCACAAGCATTGCCTCCGGTTGCCTCCGCTAGCGATGTGCCCGTGAAAGGCGGCAGCCCCGGAACGCGGAGGTTTCCGGGGCTGCCTGGCCGGTTGCTTAGACCGGCTGCTTGATTTACGTGAACAGGAACCGGAACGCGTTGACGTCGACACAGTCCGAACCGACCCTTTTGTGCGCGACAATCGCCCTCTGGCCAGTCGGGAGGCCGCTGCCGTCCACGACGTTCGGCATCCATTCGACCGACATTCCGACCCGGTCCACGATGAGGAACCGGGAGAAGTCGCCGAGGACCGCGAGCACGGTGCCCGAGGTCGTAGCAGCCGAGAAGTCCGACGAGTTGCGAGTCGGGCTGCCCAGCAAGGACGGCTGGCCGAGAACGTTGTCGTTCAGGTTCGTCCAGTACAGCGAACCCTGGCCACCCGTGCTCGACATCGTCCGGATCGTGTTGAACGTCGCCTTGTTCGCGACCCACGTCGCGCTGTCCTCGAAGCGTGACGGGACCGCGTTGAGCACCTTGAACACGTCGGCGCTCGACGCCGCAGTGAACGCGCCGCGGGTCGTGGCCGTCACGGTCGAACCCGCGGTTGCGGAGATCGCCGTGATGATGCCCTTCGGGGCGCCCGAGCCGGAACCCGACACGAACGCAGTGCTTTCGACGAACCCGGCGCCCTCGTTCATCAGGGCAGGCAGTTCGCCCTGAAGCACCGAGTCCTCGAACACTTCGTACGAACCGGGCAGGTAGACGGTCAGTTTCGCCGCCGTGATCGACGGGTTGCTGAACGTCGGGTTGCCGTCCGTCAGCGCCGCGCCCTCAGCGGTCCAGTACGCAGTCACGTTGCCGACCGTGACGCCGTGCCACACGTTCTGAGTGATCGTCCGGACGGACGAAATCTCCCGAATCGGGTTGCGGACCGCAGTACCGGTGTAGATCAGCGTCGGGTCGAACCACGTCGGGAGCGTGTAGCCGCCGTTCGCGCCGGTCAGGGACAGCGACGTACGGATGCCCTCGGCCATGTCGGCCTCGTAGACGGTGTTCTGGCCCTGGCTCTCCATGTACGCCTTGTAGCCGCGGACGTACGTCGGGGAGCCGTGGACGAGCGCGTGGTGCGCCGCGCCGGGGATCCGCTCGACCGCGCGCACCGCGTTCTGGACGGCCTCGTCGGTGACGTACCGCGGGCGGTATTTCTTGTCGCTGAGCGCGGTGACCGCGCGGGCCAGCACGTCGTCATCGTCGCGGGACGTGAACCGAAGCTCGTTCAGCTTCGCGAACGGGTCCGGGTTCAGGTTGACGTTCGGCGCGTTGAAGGTGCGCGCGGTCGCGGCGGTCGTCTCGACGGCGCGCTCACCCGGCTGCGTAGCCGCGAGCGCGGCAAGCTGCGAACGGCGCTCGTCGGCAGCGGCGATCACCTTCACGTGGCCAGCCATCTCGGCGCTGAGGGTGTCCCACTCGGTGCGGGCCTCGTCCGGCAGCTCGTTGCCGTCGTGCTCGGTGTTGATTGCTTCGAGCCGTGCCCGGATCTCGTCCTGGCGCGCGGCCCGCTCTTCTACAGTCATGAAACTCATGACGTCCCTTTCGGTTGTCGTTGCGGGAGGGGTTGCAGCGGTGCCAGACGGTTCGGCGGGCGCTTGCGGCGGTGCGGGTGGTGCGTCCTGGGCGGGAAGCTCGCGGATCTCTTCCGGGGCTTCGGCCTGCTCAGGCTCGGCGGCCGGCGCGGTGTCCACAGGGACGGGCGCGCTTGACTGCCGAAGTTCGTCGGCGAGCTCGCGCATCAACTTGCGCCGCTCTTCCTCGGTCATCTCGGCCAGCATCGAACGGACGCTGACGGAGGTCGTCTCATAGGCCGGGAACACGACGGGACCAAGTTCGAGGACGTCCGCTTCGAGGATGGTGCGGGTCATCCCGTCGCCGCCCTCGAATAGCGCCTCGAGCAGATCGTCGCCGGAGAGCACGTTCCCGTCAGGGTCGGTCCACTTGTCGCGGATCACGCGGAACCGGAAGCTCATGCCAGTGATCGACTGGCCCTCGATCGCCTGCCGGATCGGCTCGACAACCTCGTTCGGGTAGAGCCGCGCCGAGACGAACAGCCCCTCGGCATCCTCGCGGAGATCGGAGATAGCGCCGATCGGGACGGTGCCAGTGCGCGCGTCGCGCCCGTGGTCGAACTGGAGGACGGGCATCCGCTGCGAGATGGAACGCGTGAACGCGCCCTTCGCCATGACCTCCGTGAACGTCGCGTACCACTCACAAATCTCGGTCGGCGCGTCGAACACTGCTGCGTAGCCTTCGAGCGTCCGCCCGTCGCCGGTTGAGCCGCCTTCGGTGGGCATGGTGGCGCGGAACTCGACCGCGCGCTGACACAGCCTCGACGGCAGTGCCCTGGCTGGAGCGGTCATGCCCCGCCTCCTGTTCCTTGGTCGATCGCGGCAGGTTTGTCGACCTGACCGGGCTTGAAGAGCTGGACCGACGTCAGTCCGCTGTGGACGAGCCGCTTCAGGTCGTTGTTGACGACGGCATCGACGGCCGAGTCGGCGGTGTAGCCCGCCATCACGAGAGAGTTGAGCGTGGTGGCCTGCATCGACTGGATGGTTGCGAGGTCGGACTCGTCCTCGCGCATGAACGGCGCCGACGACACGTCGTACCAAAGACTGACGGACGTGTCGGGCTTGCTCCGGTCGGACGGGTTGGACGGGCGGGCGATGATCGGGTCCAGGGAGGACGCGACGTTGGACCAGAGGTGCGCGACCGTGCCGTCACTGAAACGGCGCCGCGCGGACGTGAAGTTGCCCGCGTTCAGCGAGGACCCCTGCAAGCCTTCCGAGAAGCCGACCCACGACGCGGGGACGCCCGCAGCGGCAGCCATCCGGCTCTCGCCCTTGCCCTGGCTCACCGCGAAGTCGAGTTGCTTCATGTCGGAGCCGATGACCGTCGTGTCGGCGCCGCCGCCGAGGAACAACGTCTTGTAGGCGTTCGCCACGCCCGCGTGCTCGGTCTCCATCAGCTCTTTGAACTGCTTGACCTGATCGAGCGTCACGCTGGGGTCGAACTTGATCGCCAAGTTCGGCGTCCCCGCGTTGGTGAAGTAGGCGAGCTTGTGCTCGGTCATCGCCGAGTCGCCCATCACGTCGTGGATAACCGGGGTCATCCACGACATGCCGAGATAGTTCGTCAGCGGGTCGGGGATCGGCGCGTAGTGCGCGCACTCTTCCGGCAGGAAGTAGCGCATCGGCCCGTTCGGAGGCTGGTACAGGTACCCGGCAACGACCGCGTCAGGAGCCTGGGCCGGGTTGTCGGCGTCCTCCTGCGAGCCGACCACGATCGTCGTCCAGAACGGGTTCAGGCGGTGCAGCATCCGGTTCCCGCGGCGGATGTAGGAGTTGCCCGCATAGGAGGCGTCCAGTTCCATCCGGCCGAGAAGGTCCGACGTCACGCCGTTCGGCCAGGGCCGCTCGAGAATGCCCAACTCGGGCGTACCAAACAAGTCCGTGGGCTTGCCGCCCTTGAACCGGGTCCACTGAAAGCGCGCCTGGCTGAAGACCTGGATCCGCGCCTGCACCAACGCGAAGACGGGCGAAGAGCCGCGGTACGCGCCGACCGACGTGAGCGGCAGCCGCTCCTGGTTGATCGCGCCCATCGTGGTCATCGCGCCGTACGCGCCGGTCAGGCCGCCGCCGTACTGCCCGCCGTAGAACTGGCCGAACAGCGACGTCCAGTCGTCCAGCGACCGCGCCTCGGTCTTGGGGCGGCCCGCCAGGCGCTCCCAGCGCCTCACTTGGGCCGCTTCCCGGAGTCGGGCAGGGACAGGTAGGCGGCGAGTGCGAGCATGGCGCCAGCGACGATCAGGCCGGCAGGGATATAGATCAGGTACGCGCCGAGAGTGAGGGACGCGAAGGCGAGCACTGCCAGGACGACCGTCAGTGCCATCACTTCCCCCATAGCGCGAAGGGCGCAGGGAGCGCCAGATTGTGGCTCGCGGCGAGCGCGAGGGTTACCGATACGAGCGGCGTGATGTTGGCGCTGCCCTTGCGCATCCAGCCCCATCCGCCGTCGCCGATCGGGCGGGTGCCGGCCGAGCGGAGCGCGTCCAAGAGCAGCGGGTCGCCTAGGTGCGCAGCTTCCCCCGACTGCACCGCGTCAAACAGGGAGCCGCACGCCTTCGCCATGTCGGCGTTGGTGGTCGGCAGGACCGTGATCCCGGTCAGGTTCCCGGCGCGGTCCTTCTCGATGGACGGGATGAGCGACGCCGCTGGGCTTGCGCCGTCGATCGAGATGGTCTTCAGCCCCTTGCTTGCCTTCAGTCGCAGCAGTGCAGGGACGATCCACGACGTGCCGACGTCCGACTCGACGACGAACAGCAGCGTCCGGGCGCCGACAGGGCCAGCGGCGCTGATCGAGGCGTGCAGACGGTCAGGGGACACGTCCAGCGCCCAGCCGCAACGCTCAGGGGCGCCCATCTTCGGCTCCGCGAGCGCTTCCCACGCCTCGACGTTGATCCGCTCGACCTCGTCGGTCACTTCGTCGTGCCAGCCCATGATCTCGCGCCCGTACTCGGCCGCTGGCATGGTCCGGCGAAGGTCGATGATCGTCTGGAGCTTGATCCGGCCGCGAGCGATGGCCGAGTGGGCCGTCGCGATCACTTCCGGCTTGTCGCAGCCGCAGTTCCGGGCGTTCCGCGAGTGGTCGCAGTGCTCCCCGGCGCCGCACGCAGTCTTAGGTGACTCGGCGCACCATTCCGCGTAGACCATGCGAGGCTCGCCGCCGCCAGTAGCCGCGAGGGCGGCCGACGCGCGCCCGCGCTGGACGATCTCCCACAGCACCGCCGACTCGGGGCGGCACGCCGACGAGCCGATGCGCACTTGCGGGTCAGGCTGGGCCAGCATGATCGGGTACAGCGCGCCCGACTGTGCCGGCTGCAGCGCGTAGCCCTCGTCCAAGAAGACCTTGCGGCCAGAGAGGCCACGTCCGCCGCCCGACGTCCGCGTCTTGAACTTCAGCCGCGCCCCGGTCAGCATCTCGATCTCGGGCACCGCGCCGTGCTTCGCCGAACTGCCGCGGCTCGTGATCTTCACGCGCTTGCGCAACAGGTCCGAGCCGTCGATCAGCGACTCGATGTCGGTCAGTGCCTCCTGCGCCGTGTCGAACTCGTGCGCCGACCAGACGACAAGCCGCTCGTCCCGCACGAACAGGTCGCCGAGGGCGATCTGCTTGAACAGGCCCGTCTTCAGGTTCTGCCGCGGCGCGATCACCACGACCTCGAACGCCACCGACTTGCCGCGCTTGTCCAGCGCGAACGCCGCGTCGAGCAGCATCCGCTGCTCAGGGTCGGGCGGGAAGCCTGCCAGCGTCGCCACTGCGGCGACTTCCGGGCCAAGCGTGCGCTCGTGGTCGTACTTGGGGATCCAAAGGTGCTTAGGCGCGGTGAGGACGTCAGCCATTGACGAGCTTCAGCGCCGCGCTCTGGCGGATCACGTCCATCGGGTCGACCTCGACGACCGAGTCCTTCACGGCCTCGGCCAGAGTGACGCGGTGCTCCTTCACGAGCGCCGCGACGCCCGAGCCGGTGTCCGCCGCGCCAATCCCGTCGAGACGACGGGCCAGGAGCATCGCAAGCTGGCCGTTCGCGGTGTCGAGACGGCCGACGCGGGACAACTCGGCACGCGTGACATCAGTCATGGCGGTCATCGCGCCGCTGTCGTCCGAAGACTGGCTATTGACGACAATCACGGGCGGGGCTAGCGTCAGAACTTGAGCACCAGGGCCGCGCTGAGCACGCTTCCGGCACCGAGCGCTGCAATACTTGGCAGCCGCCCGCTTCGCAGTGAACTCGACGCCGTCGACAGGGCATACCTTCTGCATCGCTCAGCGCCTCCCAACGGGGCTAGCGGACCTCCCGGCAATCCCCTCCATGCGCCCAAGCTGTCCCGTGACATGCGCGGTTTGCTCTCAAAAAAGCTTGAC